GACTGGAATCAGAGAAATATCAAGATTTCAATTAGAGATCTTAAGGCTCCGAAAGACAAGGACGTTAGCCCATATGGTACGTTCACCCTTGAGGTAAGAAAGATCAACGATACAGATTCTAAGAGGCAAGTGCTAGAGACTTACGGTCCTCTAGACTTGAATCCTAATTCTCCAAACTACATTGCAAAAGTAATCGGAGATCGTTACATTAGTTGGAATTCTACAGAGCGCAGATACAAAGAGTATAACGATTACCCGAATAACTCTCAGTATATCCGCGTTGAAATGTCGGAGAATGTTAAGAATAGTTTGGTAGACAAAGAGTCTCTACCGTTTGGCGTAAAGGGCCCACTTAGGTTTAAGTCCTTCACAGTGTCGGGTTCTGCAAACACAGACAACCTTAACGCAACCAGCAGCTTTGTTTCTGCAGACGGAATTTGCAACTTACACGACGGCACAAGCATTAGCTCCATACATATTGGCGCAGAGCATACCGATATCAAGTTCCAGTTCCCCGCAGTTGCTCTGAGGGAAAAGAGCGATGTACCGGAAGCTTACGCTGATCACAAGAAAGCTTACTTCGGTGTAGAGTTGAGGCAGAGCGGAAGCTCGACTCGATTCGATAAGAGTAATGTTGATTTGCTCCGTGCAAAGCCAGGTGCAATTAGCAGCTTCGATGCTAGTACTACTACCGAGCACATGTGGGCATTCACTCTTGACGATCTTATCCTACAGCAGGATAACAACGATAAGCATGCCGAATATGTCTCTGGTTCGTGTTCAAACGCTGAGTCCATCACTGCTATCAGTGGCGGGTATCAAGCTGTACTAGACGGAGGGTTCACCAAGTTCACAACTGTGTTACACGGTGGGCATGATGGCCTCGATGTTACAGAAGCTGACCCGTTCAGAAACACACTTCTACAGGGCAAGACGAAGCTCAACAACTACGCGTATGCATCTGTTATGCGCGCCCTAGATGTTATTTCAGAGCCTGATGAGTTAGAATTCAACTTGGCCACAATGCCCGGTATTACAAATGAAAGTTTAACTCAAGAGTTGGCTGACCTGTGCGAAGAGCGCGGAGATGCACTTGCAATCGTTGACCCGAAGGGCGGCTATGAGCCGATCCACGAGGGAGCGCCCGGAACATACCCCAAGGTAGGTTCTGTTAGCGACACCGTTTCTAACATGAAGGCACGAGACTTGGATTCGAGCTACGCATGTTTGTACTATCCCTGGGTACAGGTAAAGGCCGCAACCGGCCAGTTAATTTGGGTACCGCCATCTGTAGTTGCTCTTGGAACTATGGGCTCCAGCGAATCTCGCTCGGAAGTTTGGTTTGCTCCGGCAGGCTTTAACCGAGGAGGACTCTCGGAGGGTTCTGCAGGTATCAATGTTATCTCGGCACGAGAAAAGCTTTCGGCCGACGATCGTGATGACCTCTACGAGAACAGAGTTAACCCGATTGCATCATTCCCGTCAGAAGGAATTGTAATCTTCGGTCAGAAGACTGCTCAAATTCAGGCTTCTGCTTTAGATAGGATTAATGTGAGAAGATTGTTAATCCACCTCAAGAAAGAGATTTCCAGAATTTCCAACAGAATCCTGTTCGACCAGAATGTCCAAGCAACTTGGAATAGATTCCTGGGGAGAGTGGAGCCGCTTCTAGCTAGCGTAAAAGCTCGATTCGGTCTAGAGGATTATAAGGTGGTGCTCGACGAGTCCACCACAACTCCGGATCTCCGAGATCGTAATATAATGTATGCGAAGATTCTCCTTAAGCCAGCTAAGGCTATTGAGTTCATCGCATTAGATTTCACAATTTTTAGAAGCGGAGCTTCTTTTGACGATTAAAAAAATAGATAGCACTAGTTATTAACATAATGGGAGACCTGTAAAATGGGAAGTTTTTGGAATGATAAATTTTTAGAGCCTAAGAGGAAGTTCAGATGGCTTTTTAGAGCAGAAGGCCTAGGCAGCGACGCCGAATGGATTGCGAAGAGCGTTAAGAAACCTTCGTGGAATGTAAGCGAACATCCTCATAAATTCATTAACCACACTTTCCATTACCCAGGCAGAGTAGAGTGGCAGCCGATTGAGGCTACCCTTGTCGATGTATCCCACCCACAAGACGCTAGCGCCAATCTTCTAGGAGCCCTGCGTAACGCAGGATATAACTTCCCGACAGGCAAGTTCGAAGGATCTCATACAATAACTAAGGCCGGCGCAGTTGGCGCTCTTGGTAAAGTTACCATCACACAAATTGGAATTAATGAGAACGACATCATGGATGAATGGACTATTGTAAACGGATTTATTACTGACGTTCAGCTAGGAGATCTAGATTACGAAGGCGACGATCTGGTAGAAGTTAGTTTGACCATGGTCTATGATTATGCTTATATGACTCACGCCGGCGGCAACGCCAATGGTTGGATAGGCGCCCAAGGCGCTGCTCAAGGTACTCACGCTACTTCTCTTGGTGAGGGCTCAGGTCTTTCCAAGCACGATGATGGCAAAGGTTAATAATAATTAATAAATAACTTAACATTTGTTTTTATAATTGTTATTGTATTATATACGTTAAATAAACGAGGTTTGAATGAGTCGCAACAATAAGGAGCGCACTGGCAAGAAAGACGCTGGTGAAACTCCTCCCGTTGGCAACGCAGTTGAGTCGGAAGATCTACTAAGCTTTGTAGTACCGACTGAATTGGTTGACTTACCATCTAAAGGGCAGTTCTATAGCGAGGGGCACCCCCTTAAGGGCGAGGAGTCTATTGAGATCCGCCATATGACAGCAAAAGATGAAGATACTTTAACTAGCAAAACTCTTCTTAAGAAGGGTATAGCTTTGGATAGAGTCCTCCAGAATATAATTGTTAACAAAGATGTGCAAGTTAACGATCTTCTTGTAGGAGATAAGAATTCTATAATTGTTGCAGCAAGGATTTCAGCTTATGGGCCCCACTACGAGACAAAGGTAACTTGTCCAGCTTGTTTTACTAGTGCAGATCATTCTTTTGATCTAGAAGACTTAGAAACTAAAAATGCTGATGAAGATTTCGAAGAACTTGGAATTGAAAAAAATGAAGATGGAACGTTTACAGTACTCTTACCGAGGACTAAGGTAGATGTTACTGTTCGACTCCTTGACGGCAACGATGAAAAGAAGGTGACTTCTAACAGAAGTAGAAAGAAAAAACTAGGAGTAGATAAAGAACCAGCATTAACAGATTTGTTTAAACAATTTATTGTCTCTATCAGTAGCGTCACTGATAGAACACAGATCAATGGGTTCATTGAGAACATGCCAGCAGCCGATTCACGCTGGCTAAGAACAGCTTATAGTAAGTTAGTTCCTAATATTGACGCCACTCAAGATTTTGAGTGCCCATCTTGCGGGTACCAGCAAGAAATGGAGGTACCGTTTACCTCTGACTTTTTTTGGCCTCGGGCCTGAATACATGCAAGGGGTATATGAGCAGTTCTTCTTGCTCAAGTACCATGGCGGCTGGTCTTTTATAGAGGCTTATAATCTTCCTGTTGGTTTGCGCAACTGGTTTGTTGAGCGACTAGCGAAGCAGTTCGAGGACGAAAAAAAGCAAGCAGAGGACGCCCAAAGAAAAAGTAAATCTAGAAGAAGATAGGTCGAGTTTTTGCTCGGCCTTTATTTTAGCTACGCTACTAATTATATTGAGGTATAGTACCTTTTGAGGTTTTAATTATGGAAGAAACAAATGAAGGCGAGCTAGTCACGCAGGTTTTGGATTTAGATGAGGACTCTCTAGATGAAATGACTTTAGACCAGAGAGGTATTCTTATTAAGAGAATTATGAAGTCTATGTTTGGCGCTCCATCTTTCCCGATGGAAGTACGAGGCTCCGCCTCTCAGATTGCTGCGTTTGCCACCGCGCTGGGAAAAGAGAAAGCTTTTATGGAAGCCTTTTCAAGATACGGATTGGACGATCCCAAAACATATAAAAGCAAAGCAAAACTTAATAATGCTATTAGGCAGTTCGAGACCGTAACCAAAGTAAAGTGGCCTTTCAAGTAAGGGGATATCGTTAGATGGCGAAGCCTGCAGAAGAAAAAAAGATCGAGACGATTATAGCGAATCAGAATAAGCTTCTAGATGCTCAACTAGCAAAAGAAAAACAGTTGGCAGCACTTCAGAAAGAGCGCACAGGCTACATGGAGCGCGAAGCAGACGCGGCTAGAAAGCATGCAGAGGAAGCTAAAGCTCGTTTAGACATGGCTTCTGAAGCTATGCAGATATCAGAGGAAGAAAGAAAAGCAAGGCTAGCGATAATAGATGCGAAATTAAAACAAGCTAAAATCGATGCGAGAGAGGAGAAAATAAGCAAAACAAAATTAGCCGACATACAAAAATATCATGATCAGCTGACGCCTATACTCAATGCCTCTAAAGAACAACTAGAGATACTTCACAAACAGGCTAAAGTAGAGGAAGAAAAACGGGAGCTTATTAAAAATCAAAAAGAAGCAGCCGAAGGTCTGGCGAAAGCGATACAAAGTGCCGCCGGCGCATCAACAGGAATTAGTGACGCATGGAAGACCGGAGATGATGTAGGTTCCCAACTAGCTAAGGCCGGTGTACACGGTACGAAACTCACAGATGTCTTGGGGGGAATTGGCAAAGGCTTTGTGGATACACTCAATCCAGCAAATTTGTTAGGATCAACTATTAAAGGTATTTATGATTCATCAATTGAATTATTTACGGAAATGGACAAAGCCCTTGCGACGTTCAGGCAACAGACTGGTCTTTCTCCAGAATTTGAAGAGTCTCTAGTTGATGTACGTCAAGAGATGGTTCACCTCGGAGCACAAACAGAAGACATTGCAGATGCATTTGCAAAGTTATCTGAGGAAAACTCTGCTTTTGTATTTCAAAATAAGCAAGTAAGAGACAGCCTCATGAAAACAACCACAGCTATGAAAGTTGCATACGATGCAGAACAAGAATTTGCAGCTGCCGTTGGTTTTTCTATGACTGCCATGGCCGAGTCGCCAAAACAAGCAGAGAAGACTGCCATGGGCCTAGCAAAGTTTGCCAAGGATATTAAGGCCTCTCCAAAAGAAATGATGGGAGACTATGCCAGACTTGGACCCTCTCTTGCAGCCTGGGGCAAGAATGCTACAAAGGTATTCAAAGAGACAGCAGCAGCAGCTAAGGCATTGAATATAGAATCCGAAGCCCTCTTGAATATCGCCGGCCAATTTGATACATTTGAAACAGCCGCCGGCCATGTAGGCCAGCTAAACGCTATGCTGGGAGGAGATTACTTCGACACAGTAGAAATGGTTAACGCTAGCGAATCTGAAAGAATTGAAATGCTTATGGAAGGCGTAAGAGCTACAGGCAAATCTTGGGATAGCTTAGGTCGTTTTGAGAGAAAAGCAATCGCGACTGCTGCCGGTATTAGTGACATGGCCGAGGCTAATAAGATGTTCGGCCAAGGTCTCGATGTTTATAAGGAACTACAAGGACACGTTAACGACGCAACTATGTCGTATAATGATTTGTCGGACGCAGCAATAGAAAACATGGACATTGAAGCTAAACAAAAGGCCCTTTGGCGTTCATTGGCACTTTCGCTAGAGCCAATTATTGATCTAGCTAATATGTTCTTGGGAGTGACTCAAAAATTAGCTCAGGCCACCGGACGTTTGTTTCCGATCGTAGCCATAGCAATCGGATATACTATTAAATGGGCTTGGTCTCAAAAGTTACTAAACGCGGAGACGATAAAAGGTCTGGCTTTAGGGGCGAAGAACCTCATCTTGCGCGGCGCGTCTGCAACGTTGCAGGCCCTTGAAATTAGCCGCGAAACTAGAAAATTAATTTTAGGTAAAGCTAGTATAAAACAAAGAATCCTTGGTTTAGCTATGGCTGGTAAAGAATTGATCGTGAGAGGAGCACTAGCTGGAGCAACATGGTTCCAGAACACAGCCATCGGCGCTTATATAATATCAACTATTAGCGCTACTGCTGCCCAATGGGGATTAAACGCCGCTATGTATGCCAACCCCGTAGGGATTTTCGTCGCCGCAGTCGTAGGTCTTATTGCCGCCCTCGGCGCTTTGATATACTATTGGGATGAGGTAACTGCAGCCGTCGCGAGTTATACAGACTGGCTCCTTAATGCACACGGCGCGATATTATTTTTGATGGGGCCAATAGGTTGGCTCATATGGGCCGGCCGTACAATCAGCGACGTTTGGAACTCGGTTAGTGAAACCATGGCCGGAGTGACTTGGGAATCTACAAAGAACTCCATCCTTGATTTTGTTGATTCTACAGTGGGTTATTTCACGGAGGCTTGGCAGGGTGCCGTCCTGATGTGGAAAGATTTCTGGAGAGAAATGATGGCGCCCATAAATGGTTTCATCGGATGGTTTAAAAAAGTCTGGAATAAGGTAAGCAACGTCCTCAAGACCGCTGGACGCTGGATGGACTCCCTCTTGATCGCTGTTGGCGTTTTGCTGGGCCCCGCCGGCTGGCTTGTTGCTGGTGCAGCCTTGGTGTACAGACACTGGGAGCCGATATCAGATCTCTTTTCCACAATAGGCGATAAAATATCCAGTATCGTTGACAAGATGTCTTCAGTCAGGAGCTTCTTCTCAGGAGCAATAAGCTCTGTGGGTAGTTTCTTCAGTTCCTTGAACCCGTTCTCTGACGGTGTTGCAAATAATAAAGATGGCTCGGATAACTTTGCTGGCACTTCAATAATAAATGAAGGAGGCATGCCGGAGCAGATTGTCACGAGTCCTGACGCAATGAATATCGTTTCCAATGAAAACCTAACTAGGCAAATCGAAACAAACGAAAGAGTAACACAAGCTGTAGCTGGAGCGCGCAAAGCAGAAAGAACGTCAGTGTTTGATCCGCTTGAATCAGTTTTTGATACGATAGGGAGAAGTCTAGGTATTGGCGGAGGCAACCAACAACCAGCCGCCGCCATGGCCGGTGCAGGCGCAGGCCCACAAACGCAAATTATAATGGAAATCGACGGAACAAAAATAGCTAAAGTTCTTCTTGACCCGTATATGGAGAGAGTATTAAAGCCAAAGGTGGAGGTCTCATAAATGAGTTATAATGAAGCGGGAGAGCAGCAACTTTTAAATAAAGGAATGGGGTTATATTTTTATCATGTTCCCACTGGCAGAGAAGTTCGATTTAAAGCGTTCATCACAACATATGAAGACTCTTTCCAATCCAAATGGTCGTCAGAAAGAGTTTATGGAAGAAACGATCCTATCCACACATTCCAGGGTACGGAAAGATCTATCAACCTAGGGTGGGATGTACCCGCTGCAGATTATAAAGAGGCTAAGGAGAATTTTATTAATGCCTCTACCTTATACGCGATGCTGTATCCCGCTTATAAGCCTAGGATGGATGTCGAAGGAGAAAAGATTGGTATCATATCCGGCGCTCCTTTGGTAAAGATAAAATTTGGTAATTTAATTATTAATGCTGGAGCGACTATATCTGCCGCCACTGGTTATGCTCACCAGACAGCTAGGGATGCCGGCCTTCTAGGCTATATAGACGGACTTAAGTTCTCTCCCGATCTGGATTCTGGATTTTTTGATGGTGGTGGTCGTGCGGGAGAAGGCTATGTAGAGGGAGAGCTAATACCGCAGACTATTAAGCTTTCTTGCAACTTTCACGTCCTGCATAGCCACCCTCTGGGCTGGCAAGCTAAGGATAAATCTCTAAGAAAAGACGGATCACAATTTCCTTATAACGCAAATATACCAGACCCCCCTGGTCCGAAGAAGCCTGCAGTAAAGGGAGGCTCAACAGATGGAACTAAGAAGCCCACGGGCGACCCAAACGATCGTGCCGCCGAGGAGAAGGCCCTCGCTGGCGGAAAGAAGTAATATATTATGTCAAACAATAGATACGATAACAGAGTCACAAAAGATAATTTTCATGAACTATATGATGAGGTTTTCGAGAATAGAGGCGTCAATGGTATCACTCAATATACGACACCTGTACTGAGGTATCCCACTGTAGCAGAGATTCAGACTTTAACAACTGTTACACATATATGGAAATACGGCGATAAGTATTACAAAGTTGCCGATAAATATTATGGAGATTCAAGATTATGGTGGGTCATAGCTTGGTATAATAAATCTCCGACCGAAGCACACAACAAGCTTGGTGATTCCTTGCGCATTCCCTTTCCTCTAGAAAAAGTATATGAATATTTCGGACTATAAAGAGATTTAAATGGCAAAGGAAACTCCAGAAGAATCAGAATCAGTCTCGGGTTCTGAAGCACTATCAACGCGTTTTGCAAAAAAGCTGCGCTTTGATGACCAGTGTTTTTTGTCCGATGCAATACGCTGGTTCGCCAATAAGAATAAAAGAGTACCCTATAATAATTTCATAGTTCTTGATGCAGATGCCAAAGGCGACGGCGCCTCGTTGGTTTCTAAAGCAAACTCAAGATTCGGAGCAACTGGCGCCGGACTAAGAGCTTTTTTATCCATGACTCCCGCAGAGTTTGCTACCTTGGTGCCAAAAATAAGATTGTATGTGATTAAATATAGGAATAAAGACGATGGCAAAGGAATGCAACAAGAATTAGTATTTCCAGACTGGACAGGCAAGCACGTTATTGACAATATAATGAAGACGGCCACCGGCCGCGGCGATGGAGCGGGAATAAGTAAGTTTGATTACGAATTTGACGGCCGCGATCCCGCAACAACAGAAAACTTAATTAAAGCTAGTGTAACTATCTCGTTTACGGACTTCGAAGTATTGGCAAAACCACTGCGAGGTTTGACACAAGTAGAGGCAGAATATTTTGGTAAAGGTAAAGAGAACGCCGAGCCTAGATACTTAGATCTAGTAACTAGGTTTACACCAGGCAATTCAGCCGCTGTTTTTACAAAGCTAAAGGCCAGCATTGGCTGGCAACCGCCATCGGATGAGAGTGGTATTGTGATTAGAGAAGATCTGAAAGAGTTTATATCCGCCGGTTACGCTAACATGGATTTGATTTTATATATGACGGGTCACGATTTAACGTTTAAAGAGAACGGCCGAGTCGATTTGAAAGTTGAGTTTCGCGCCGCGCTAGAAGGCTTAATGGGCGACCGCGGCGCAGACATATTAGCCCCAGATAATAGCATTGATGAGGATATGAAGAGAAAGGATAAAGAGGAGCGACAGAAGACAAAAGATAAAATCGATGAACATAGAAAAGAGAAAAAGAAGCAGAAAGACATCGCGAAAAAAGAGGACGAAAGTTCAGGGTTCTGGGACACCGACGCGGAGGATGACGCGGACGACGCCGCGGAGGCAGCCGAGAAAAAGCAAAAGGCCGCGGAGGAGGAATTGCGCCTTTTACAATTGCAACAGGACGTGAGACGAGAGAGACTGCGCACAGTCAGATACAAAAAATTATTGGACGATTTAAATAGCTCCGGCAAGATAAGGTTTATAGATATCCATACTGATTCTCTTGACACATGGCTAACAGATGGCGGCTCTAGAGATGCGACTTCTAGTTCTCGCTATACAGCTACCAAAGCTATAGCAGAGGGTGATGGACAGTCTGCTAGCATACCGGAACAAGCAAATGAAAAAGATAACCCTGCTGCAAGAGGAGCGAAAGCTGCTAAAGATTATCAGAAGGAACTAGATAAAAAAGCGAAAGAAAAAGACCACGATAAGATTAGGGATCTCGAAAAAAAACAAGAACAGCCAGATGTACCCGAAGATTATCATAGAATTTATTATATTTATCTTGGAGATATAATTAACATCGCAGCTGCAGTCTTGGAACGAACAGATAAATGGCACGGCGTGACGAGATTGGTAACAGGCCCAGTACAATTTGATGATCCGAATACCCCCGGCTCCGAAACAATTATTGAAAATATAGCAGACATACCAATTGCATTAAGTACTTTTGTCGAGTGGTATTACGAGAAGGTAATTGTCAAAGCTAAGGATCTCTATCCTCTCAAAGATTTTCTTAATGATGTAATCACGGATCTTGTATATCGATCTTTGGGAGAGCAGTGTTTTGAGGGCCTGTCCAAAATGCCGTCCTTCAGTATGACCCCTATGATATTCAACATGTCGATCGACGGCGCGGCCAGAGTAGAGCCGATTAAAAAAGACACGGCCACTGGATTTTTCCCGCGGCTGACGGTTAAACAGTTTGCCGAAAAAGTAAAAACTAACTCAAGCTCAGTACCTAGCAATACCGTGACTTACATATTTTTAACAGCTGTTTTCAAGCACGAGAACACATTCAATGATGGTGACATAAGAAAAGATGAGAAAGATGGTATTTATCATTTTGGTATCGGCAGAGATAGGGGTATCATTAACACCATAAAATTTAAGAAAGTTGAAATGAACTACAGGAAAGAAGCACTCGTGCTAGATCAAGGCAACCTTGGAACTGGCCAGCTACGAGAAGTTTATGATGCTGATATAACCATGGTTGGCAATACTTTGTTTCGAAACGGGCAGTATTTATATATTGATCCCTCAACTATGGGTGTAAGCAGGAAGACTGCACAAGAATTAGGTATGGGTGGCTACTATGTTATTACGAAGGTCGATGGCGAGCTAAGTGCTGATGGCTTTGAAACCAGTTTAACTTGTAAGTATAACAGTAAAAAAAGAAAGACAAGCAAATCAAAAAAAGTTTCAGAGGCACCCCCCAAAACTCCGGATCCTATTGACGGTGCATCCGAATAAACCATAATCAGACTAATTATTTGTGAGGGGCTAACGTGGCAAAAAAAGATTTAGATATAAAAAATTCTCTCGCGACTCCAAAAGAAACTGGAGCTTATAATCTTTTTAACTACAAGAAGGCTTACAAAAATATAGATAGCGTCGTTATAAGCGGGATAGAGACGATAGATTTTCAAGACATAAGGCAGTCTTATGGTAAACTAGACCTCGACGGCCGAGCCGTATACCCATCGGAAGAGAACTTGATAACATTAAATTCAGAGAGTTCAAGTCAGCCAGTTTTTATTGTTAATTTTGTTGGCGACGCTTTTACTGACTTGAGGGCCTATATGAGGCGCGCAGCTTTTAGAAAAAAAGTAGACATAAACAACTCACCGATGTTTGATCTAGACCCAGTAGCCGGCTGGCGTAGCTTTAAAAAAGATTATCATGATTACTTGAACGAGATCTATCTTCTGTTCTTCAACAAATATATTCGTCAAAATAAAATAAACGAAAAGATAAATAACTTTGATGATTTTGTGGAGGCGTTTCTGCCGTTTGTAAGATCTTACATAACTCAATTCAACATGCCGTTCACTTTTTCGGGATTTATAAAACACCAAATGTGTTCTCCAATGATCGGTGGACTTATGATTGATATAAGTTCTGCCGACTGTAATAATGATTTAATAAAGAGAAAAGAATTTTTACAAAACGCCGACTTTGAATTCTACAGAAATACAGTTAAGAAGTTTGGCTTTGTTGTCGACAAAAATATACCGTGGAGGCTCGTCGCAGACTTATCCTCCAACCCCATGAAAAAATATATGGATGAATACGGGCTGAAATATAAACAAGTATTTCCAGAGTACTATTACCGAGCAATCAATTATGATGTCGGATTTTTTAAAGATTACATGGTGGGTTTTTATAATTCTCTCGTAACTTCGATACCTTATGTAAACCAAACCGAGTATTGTGCAGCTAAGATAAAAACTATTTCTAGATTATCAAAGAGATTACCAATATTAAAGGAAGATTTAGATAAAAACTATTCATTAGATTACTGGCTCAATAAATATATACTATTCAGAACTTATGAAACTAAATCCAAATTAGAAGAGAATGATTTAAAGCTAGCTGAAAAAAAACTAAGAAGAATGGTTAGAAAGTTTGACATTTCTAAGATTATGTTGTATATTGATAGCATAATAGAAAACAATACAGGTTTAGAGAAACACATGTTCAAGCAAGAAGAGTGGCCAGATTTTGACTACACTCCGCCACCACCAAAAGAGTTTACGAATGTACAGGGCCTGATAAAAGAAAATTTAGGCCTAGGCGCAGGCCAGCCAGGAGCTTCAGCGCTCTTGGGGCTTAACGCTTCTACTTCCGGAGACGAGTCCGGAGGAAGCTCTTATTAATTGAGTGGGAAATGTTATTTCAAACATTAGATGAGAAAAAGAAATGCGTCGCCGTGTATCGAGCCGGAGAGTTGATTTATAATCAGATACCGGACGATCTAACTACGACTTGGAAATACACCTCTTTCTTGTACGATCGAGATATAGAATACGCGAGCTTGTATTGCGTCGGAAAAACTATAGATGAAGTGTGTCCGGACAATATAAAAGATAAGTGGGAAGACATAAATAAAAAATTAAAAGCTTTTCTAATATCCTTTAGCGAAGCAGGCGTCTCTTTGCATGATAATTGCTTTTTCGATTTAGTCCCAGAAAGATTCTTGCTAGAGTATTGCGATTTGAAAAATAAAATTACCGAAAATGTAATAGATACATATGACAAGCCTCAAAATTACCAGTTTCTTTTGGAGTTGACAAGAGTTTTGGAAAGCATAAAATACCAGAAGCTAAACCTTAACTTTCGAAAGATGGATAAACACTTAGGATCCTTGGCAAATAGAAATCAATTTAAAAAATTAATAAGCTGCAGCCCATATATATCTTATGATATAGCTGGGACTAAAACTGGACGACTCACTACGACTAAGAGTGCCTTTCCTATACTGACATTAAACAAGAGTTACAGGGGCGTCATTGAGCCAGTCAATGATTGGCTTATAGAGCTTGATTTCAATGCAGCGGAGTTGAGAACTCTATTAGCTCTATCTGGCAAGCCTCAACCAGAAGAAGACATGCATGAGTGGAATGTAAAGAATGTATACGGAGGATCAATAGCCAGGAAAGAAGCAAAGAAGAGAATATTTGCTTGGCTTTATAATCCTAACTCGAAAGACTCTCTTTCGGCGTCTGCTTATGATCGGAACGGAGTTATAAACAAATTCTGGCAAGGAGCAAGTGTCAAGACCGTCTTCAACAGAGACATACCATCGGACAAACACCATGCATTAAACTATATTATCCAGAGCACAACAAGTGACCTGTTTTTAAGAAGGATGATAGAGGTGCATAAGTTACTAGCAGATAAGAAGTCGTTTATATCTTTCAGCGTACACGATTCGCTGGTTATCGATTTGGCAGAAGAGGAAAGAGATATTCTCACTGAGATCGTAGACACCTTTTCAGACACAGACCTAGGTAAGTTTAAGGTCAACGTTTCCGCAGGTAGAGACTACTCTAACATGAGGAAGTTAATATGAATGTTATAGGGCTAGGCAAAGCCGGCTGTAACATAGCCGAGAAGCTATCTCAGTACCCTCAGTACGAGGCATACTATATCGACTCAGTTGCGCGCCCCGGTAGCTCCTTGAAGGTTCCTAAGAAAAAGAGCCATGAAGAGTACGAAGCAAAGACTAGACTTAGGGCGAATTTCTTCAAGCAGATAAAAGGCGAGTGTCTATTCATTGTGTGTGGCTGTGAGACAATTTCGGGTTTGACATTGCGAATTCTCGAAAAATTTTCCGGGGAAAAAATTGAGATTTTGTACATTAAGCCAGATATCAGTTTATTGCCAGAAATAAAGATATTACAAGAAAGAGTGACCTTTAATATATTACAGCAGTATACTCGCTCTGGAGTATTCGAGAAAATGTATATAGTCGAAAATGCCAAATTGGAGTCTACACTGGGAGATGTTCAGATAATAGGGTACTATGATAAGCTCAACGAGCTTCTTGTTTCTACGTTGCACATGATTAACGTTTATAAACACTCAATTGCAGAAATGGACACTTTTTCATCATCAGAGGCACCAGTTAGAATTTCAACCTTTGGTGTTGTTGAGTGCGATTCAGGCGAAGAAAAACTTTTTTATGATATTGACTTTCCTCGCGAGAAAGTGTATTATTATGCTATAAACCAAGAACAACTTGAGAAAGATGGTTCTTTATTTAAGAAGATAAAACAACAAGTAAAAAAACAAGCAGAAGAAGAAAAATTAAAAGTTTCATATGGTGTTTTTTCAACAGACTACGAACAGAATTACGCTTATTGCATTACAAGCGCCAGTTTTATACAAGAACAAAAAATTTAAAAAAACACTTGACATTAGTTTGAATTTGTTATAGACTTGTTACAGATGTTTGGGAAATTTGCCAAGCATACTCAAGCCCAAAGGAGAATATTATGGGAATTGATATGACAAAGATGAGAGAGAAGTTAACCTCTCTCAATAGTAGAGACGGGTCCAAGAGTAATTTTTGGCGTCCTCAAGATGGAGATACTACTATTCGAGTAGTGCCTACAAGTGACGGCGATCCTTTCAAGGAGTACTGGTTTCACTACAATGTAGGGGAGAACGGCGGTTTCCTGTGCCCGAAGAAGAACTACGGCGAAGATTGCCCGGTTTGTAGCTTCGTGCGCAATCTTTATAACGATGGCGATGAGGCTAGCGTAAAGATGGCCAAGAACCTTAATGCTCGCCAACGATTCTTCGCTCCAGTTGTTGTCAGAGACAACGAGCAGAACGGAGTCCAGGTATGGGGCTTCGGCCGGACAGTCTACACAGACTTACTCAATCTAGTACTAAATCCTGATTATGGAGATATTACAGAGGTTGACGCTGGTACAGACCTTGTTATTACTTATGGTAAGGCCCCTGGGCAGGCTTTCCCGCAAACTAACATTACTCCTCGTCGACGCTCTTCCGCGTTGAACGAAGATAGTGAGGTAGTAAAGGAATACTTGGATAATATACCTGATTTTTCCACTCTCTTTGATAAGAAGACAACTTCAGAAGTTCAAACTATTTTGGATGGATATATGCTTGATGACGAGGCCGACGCAGAAGAGACGTCCTCAGAAAGTAAGAAGTTTGGCACTCAAGCCACTGAGAGTGGTACCAATTCAGTTGATAAAGCTTTTGAAGAGCTTCTTGGCTGATCCCTGGCGGCGTCTAAGAATAAACACTCTATTTCCCCCTATAGAAACTTTATTTTTTAGGCGCCGCTCTTTTCTATACATAGGAGCACATTGTGGCTAGAGCAAAAAAAATAAAGACAGGGCGCCTTAGTGTCACCGAGATGAGGAATCTTATTAATAAAAAGGTTGGCCTCAATGTCGCGCACAACCTGGGAGAGGAAAATCCTACCGAGGTAAAAGATTGGATTCCTACTGGGTCACGATGGCTAAACTCTATGGTTTGCAGAGGAAAGTTAGCCGGCATCCCAGTTGGCAAAATTTCTGAAATTGCCGGCCTCGAATCTACAGGCAAGTCTTTTTTGGCTGCTCAAGTAGCAGCAAGTGCTCAAAAGATGGGTATTGATGTAGTGTACTTTGATAGTGAATCCGCTATTGACCCAACCTTTCTTGAAAAGGCGGGTTGCGATATCGAAAGCTTACTGTATGTACAGGCCAATAGTGTTGAGTTTGTTTTAGAGACGATAGAGGATTTGCTAGAGAACAATGAGAACAGAATGTTGTTCATTTGGGACAGTTTAGCACTAACACCATCTCTTACCGATCAGGAGGGTGATTTTAACCCCCTGTCGTCGATGGCAGTCAAGCCTAGGATACTGTCTAAAGGCATGGCCAAGCTCGTCCAACCCATTGCTAATGCCCAGGCTACCCTACTGGTGTTAAACCAGCTTAAAATGAATATTACGAGCAATATAGCTGAAGCTATGACCACCCCCTACTTCACTCCGGGCGGTAAAGCGATGCATTACGCATATAGCCTTAGAATTTGGCTCACTGGAAGGAAGGCAAAGAACTCCTTTGTACAAGACGAAAGAGGGTTTAGGATCGGCTCTGAAGTAAAAGCAAAGCTTGAGAAATCTCGTTTTGGCACCCAGGGCCGACAGTGTACCTTCAAAATTCTCTGGGGAGACAAAGTTGGAGTTCAAGACGAAGAGAGCTGGCTCGAAGCAATTAAAGGGTCGGAACACATAAGATCCGGCGGAGCTTGGTATACTCTTGAGTATTCAGATGGTTCGACAGAAAAGTTCCAAGCCTCAAAGTGGGTCGAGAAACTTGAAGAAGAGAAATTTAGAAACAGAGTGTTAGAACTCATGGATGAGGAAGTAATTCTAAAATTCCACGAGAAAACTGGAAATGCTGCTGATTTCTATGAGATAGAAGAATAATCTAACTATTTATAACATAGGAGTTAAATTCTATGTTTAGCCAACAAATAAATGAGCTTTTGGATGAAGCCTTAGCCACTCAGACCGGAAATATTTACGGCGCTGATGTGGTCATGAGGTCGGACAGAACCCAAAATCTAACGGACATTCTGGATAAATTAAGAGCAGTTTGTGATATTACGATTGTGAATCTTCCAGAGCCAAGCAAGCAGCTATCAAAATATGTGGATTTATCTAAATTAAATATTAAATTTTTATTGACTTCGCCTTCGGTAAAAGAAGAAATGAAGCGAATTACTGCAGCAGCGCAGGCCTTAGACGGCGTATTTTCATTTAGAATAAAACACGTTCAAATAATCGATAATTAATAAGGAATTTTAATGTCTTCTAAAAGACTTTTGATCATAGACATGTTAAACATGTTCTATAGAGCATATATTGTAGATCCCTCCCTGTCAACCAACGGCGCTCCTATCGGAGGTTTGAAAGGCACAATTAAGATACTACAGAAACTTATACGTGAATCAAACCCGGATAAGGTAGTGGTGTGCTGGGACGGAGCAGGAGGGTCTCGTAAGAGAAGATCTCTGAAGAAGGACTACAAGGCCGGCCGCAAGCCAATTCGACTTAATAGATCTGTACGTACATTATCAGAGAACGAAGAGATGGAGAATAAGTTCTGGCAGCAAGGCAGATTAATAGAATACATCAATAGCATGCCGATCGCTCAATTAATGTACGAGGATATTGAGGCAGACGATCTTATTGCCTTCATTAAAGCAATGCCCCAATATAAAGATTGGCAGAAAGTGATCATATCCAGCGATAAAGACTTCTTTCAACTTTTAGATGAGAATACTATCTTACACCGACCCGTACAAAAGGAGTTTTTGAATAAATTAGCAGTTTTAGAGAAGTTTGAAATACATCCTAATAATTTTGCTATAGCGAGAGCGATCGCCGGGGACAAGAGTGATAACCTTCCCGGTATTCCAGGCGCTGGCCTGACAACGGTTAAAAATAGATTTCCCTTTTTAAAAGAAGAGAAGCACTATACTTTAAAGGATATTGTAGACTATTGTAAGAAAAACTTAGATTCTAAGGTGAAAATATACGAAAGGATCCTTGAGAATGAAGATGTTCTAAAATTAAATTATAAGATGATGCAACTATATACGCCCTCTCTTAGCGCGAACACGAAAAGAAGCATTAAGACTATAGTTTTGGAAGCTGACAACTCTTTTAACAAGACAGAGATATTAAAGCTCATGATTCAAGACGGATTCGGAGAGTTCAATTGGAGCGAGTTGTCGCAAAAATTGAACAAAATATCTATTGACAATTGACGCTAAATTATGTATTATATACATTAAGAACTAACCGGAGTGAAAATGCAAGAGGCTGATTTTTCAAAATATGGAAAATCCTTTCAAGAATCTTTAGCATACTTATTTTTGGAAGATCGGCCGTTCTCCGATCAACTAGAAGAGGTGCTTGACGTTGAATTTTTTGAGCTAAAATACTTAAGAGTCTTCACCTCTCTCGTGATGGATTATAAAACGAGATATAAAACTCAACCGTCTAAAGATATAATGTCATCCCTTCTCAAGTCTAGCTTAGACGACGAGAACGAGGCAATACAGAAACAAATTAGAGATTTCTTTGTTAGATATTCCTCCAAGGACATCGAGGGGATTGAGTACGTCAAAGAGACATCCCTAGATTTCTGTAAAAAGCAGAAGTTGAAGGAAGCCATACTAAAGTCTGTCAACCTTTTGCAGAATTCATCGTATGACGAAATTAAGAGTCTAATAGACGACGCTTTAAAATTAGGCGTCGACGCTGATCACGGACATGACTACAAAAAAGATTTTGAGTCTAGATATGAAATTACAGCAAGGAATCCAGTCGCGACGGATTGGAAACACATTGACAAAATTTGTAAAAATGGGCTAGGCATAGGGGAGTTAGGTGTCTGCATCGCAGCCACGGGCTCCGGTAAGAGCATGGCTCTAGTCCACCTAGGAACCGCGGCGCTCCGCGCCGGTAAAAATGTAGTACACTACACTCTAGAGCTTTCAGAAAAAGTTATTGGATTGAGGTATGATAGCTGCCTAAGCAGCGTCCCCTTAAACGATCTCCACGATATGAAGGATATGGTAGAGGAGTCATGTTTAGATGTACCAGGAGAACTTTTTATTAAGGAATATCCAACTAAGACCGCGAGTCCAAAAAATATTGCTAAGTCTTTAGAAAAATTAAACAAACTGGATCATAAGGTTGATTTAATAATAGTTGACTACGCAGATTTACTTAGACCATCTTCGGCTTTTAAAGAAAAAAGAAATGAACTAGAGTCTATTTATGAAGAGTTAAGGGCCCTAGCACAACAGCATGGTTGCCCCATTTGGACAGCTTCTCAGACGAACAGAAGTGGATTAAACGCAGAGGTGATTACTATGGAATCCATATCAGAGGCTTTCAATAAATGTTTCGTGGCAGATTTTATTTTTTCTATATCCAGAACAATTGAAGACAAGAACACGAATACAGGAAGAATGTTCATTGCAAAAAATAGGAATGGTCCGGATGGAATGGTATTCCCCATTTTTATGGATACATCGAATGTTACTATTAAGGTGCTCGAACAGTCAACTGAATCACCAAGAGAAATAGAAGAAAACGCCGCCAAAAGACAGCACACAACTTTGAAAGAAAAATATAAGAAATTTAGGACTTAAGGAGAAGATAGCATGAATAAAGATACTGATGTTGAAAAAGAAACGCTAGAGTATTTTGGTGGAGATGAGCTAGCTACCAACGTCTGGATGACAAAATATTGCCTTAAGGATAATTCCGGCACTATGCTGGAAAAAACTCCAGATGACATGCACAGAAGACTTGCGTCCGAATTCGCGAGAGTTGAACAAAAGTTCAACGGCCCGGGCATGTTATCCGAGGAACAAATATATCAGTATCTAAAGGACTTTAAGCACATTGTTCCGCAAGGTTCCCCCATGATGGGAATAGGTAATGATCATGTAAATATCTCATTATCTAATTGTGTTGTCGTTGCTCCCCCGAAAGATGATATAACGTCTATAATGAATACTGCAAAGGATCTGGCAAACCTTTTCAAGAGGCGCTGTGGCGTCGGCGTAGATATCTCTCAACTGAGACCAGACGGCATGCCTGTAAATAATTCTGCCGGAACTACCTCCGGAGCGTGGAGTTTCTCTGACCTGTATTCATATGTCTGTCGCATGATAGGTCAGAATGGCAGACGAGGAGCACTAATGATTTCCATGGACGTCCGTCATCCTGATGTGGAACAGTTTATTACGATGAAGCACGATCTAACAAAAGTTACAGGCGCCAATGTATCTGTAAAGATAACTGATGAGTTCATGGCGGCTGTTGAATCAGAAGAGGACTTTGAATTAAGATTTCCAGTAGACTCTGAGGAACCTAAATTTAAGAAAACAATCAAGGCTAAGGAGCTGTGGGATCTTATGGTGACTTCCGCAACGAATACAGCGGAGCCGGGACTACTAATGTGGGATAATATTTGTGATTACCTTCCTGCGAACGAATACGAAAACTTTAAGACTGAATGCGTAAACCCGTGCGCGGAGTTGCCGCTGTCTTCATACGATAGTTGCAGGCTAATATCTGTTAATCTAAAAAACTTTGTTAAAAATCCCTTTGCAGACAACGCAAAATTTGATTTTAAAAAGTTTAAAGAAGTGACGACGGCAGCGATGCGTTTGTCTGATGATCTAGTTGAGCTAGAGCTAGAGAAGCTAGAAAATATTAGGACCGTCGCAGACCAGCAAGAAGAAAAAGAACTTTGGGAGAAGTTGTATGAAACCTGTCTTCGTGGAAGGAGAACCGGATTAGGCACGCATGGTTTGGCTGATGTTATAGCATGCTTGGGATTGGCTTATGATTCCGAAGAGGCTATTAAGATTATAGATAAGATTTATGAAACTTTAAAGATATCTTCTTATGAAGAGAGTGTCAATTTGGCCAAAGAGCGAGGCTCTTTCCCGGATTTTGATTGGAATATAGAGAAAGATAACTTGTTCATTAAAAGCCTTCCAAAAGAACTGCAGGATAGAATTTCAAAGTTCGGAAGAAGAAATATATCTATATTAACTAACGCTCCCACTGGCTCAGTATCTATTCTTAGCAGAACTAGCTCCGGCTTAGAGCCAGTGTTCAGGAATTCTTATATCAGGAGAAGAAAGTTAGATTTCAACGAGTCTGATGTCGAGCCAGACTTTATAGACGACCTGGGAGACCGGTGGAAAGAATTTGCAGTTTATCACCACAACGTAAAAGAATACTTAGAAAAGTTTGAGACAGAAGAGTTACCAAGCTTTTTTGTTGAGAGTGATAGCATTGACTGGTCTCGTAGAATAGATATTCAAGCTACTATTCAGCGGCATATCGACCATTCCATTTCGTCTACCATTAACTTGCCGAAGGGGACTAAACCGTCTGTTGTTGGCGACCTATACTTCAAGGGATGGCAGAAAGGTCTGAAGGGCATAACAGTTTATGTAGATGGCTCCAGAACTGGTGTACTGTTATCGGAGAACGAGGCAAAAGATGACTTCCCTCAGAACAACGCTCCAAAGCGCCCGATCGAGTTGGATTGCGAAATACACCGGCCCACAATCAAGGGAGAGGAATGGACTATTCTAGTAGGCCTTTTGGAAGGTATGCCGTATGAAATTATTGGTGGGTTATCTACTTTTATTGAGATACCAAAAAAGTATGAAAATGGAATAATAGTAAAGCACCCAAGAAAGAGCACAAACAGTGTATACGACTTGAAATTTGGAGACAACGGTGATGAAGTTATTATCAAGAACATTGTAAAAGTTTTTGATAATCCAAATTATTCTGTATTCACTAGGATGATTTCTCTTGCATTACGACACGGTTCTGGTGTACAATATGTAGTTGAACAGTTGAGAAAGGATCGCGATAGCGATATGTTCAGCTTTTCGAAGGTTGTTGCAAGAGTGCTAAAGAAATACATTAAAGACGGATCAGTAGCCACGGATAGGACTTGTCCAGATTGTTCTGAAGAAGGCCTAGTATACGTCGACGGATGCGTTACATGTACAAGTTGCGGATTTGCAAAGTGTGGATAAAAGGAGGCGATATGTCAACCACTGAAAAAACTAAGCAAGAATATGTAGTAGAATTCATCAAATCATTTGATGCCAATGAGACGGCCATGGAGCCGTTTAAGGAACACCGAAAGGATCTGAGAAAAAACTATATTGAGAACGGGTTCTTATCTAAAGAAGAAGTGAGATTTGCAGTAAAAGCTTATCGCATGTTAAAATCAGATGATGATTATGATATATTCAGTGAGATATATGAAAAACTATCCAAGTCATTAGGCAAATAGGAGTCAGCTATGAATGTTTTTCCAGTTAATAAAATGATCTTGATTGAGCCTACAGAGGAGAAAGAAGCGGCAGACAATAAAACAATATTGGTGCCGGAGGATTATAAACCAAAAAGTCAATATGGCCTAGGCTTTGTTCTCGATACTTCTGATGACTGCGAATTAGATATCTCTGCTGGGGATGAGATTGTTTATGAGAATTCTATGTTGCAAGAGGTTCCGGCCCATGGCGAAAGTCACTTTTTATTAAAAGAGAATTATGTTTTGTGTGTGTTGGAAGATGAAGAAGATTAGTGGTTGCATTTTTATTAGCATCCCTAATAGGAGTCTCTTGCCACTTTGGTGATCATTGTGACAGGGAAGACACATATGATTTAATTTTTGATGAAGCCCTGTATAATTGTCCAAACGCCAAAGGGGCAAAAGAATCAAATATTGATACAATAAGGCTTCTTATATCTATCGAATCGGAGTATGATTTACCATGTTCTTTGAGGGGTATGCTTCTTGCTGCGGCATGCTATGAATCTGGATATAATCACAATGCTTTAGGCGATAGAAAGTTCAGCAAGAAAGGGCGCGCTTTGGCAGTGGGCATACTTCAAATGTGGCCCTGGTGGGAGGATTCAAAATACGGATATGGTATCGACCGCAGAGACCCGGAGCAGGCTGCAAGAGCGTGGATGGACCATATAGTTAAGAAAATACCAAAGGTTAAGAAGACTTGTAGATTTAAAAGCGATCATAGACTGTGGGTCGCCGCCTGGGTCCATGCTATTAGAAAGCCTAAAAAAGGTGGGAGATGCTTTGAGAGGCCCAAGCACTTAAAATTATTAAAGAAATGGCACAGAAACATAAAAGAGTACTGTGAGATTGTGGGATGTTAATTTGCGAGAGCATACTTATCATTATGAACAAGTTGTTATTGGGAGTGGAATAAATGCTGTCTTATACGCGTACAAAACGAATAGTATTTTCATCGATAATTCTATGGACACTATTTTTCCTCTCGACGAAATCGGGTTTAGCTATGATCTGGGGACCAAACTATTAGCCCCAGAGGATAAGTCTCTAGATGTTTTTAATTACCTTGTATACCAACTAGTTTGTGGTGGGCATGCTCCCTACTCTGGATTAGCTGAGAGCATAAGAATAATACCAGAAGAAAACAGGCTGAATGTTATTACAAAGAATGGTTATATATCTAAATGTACATTTGATAAATTGAGGTTATTTGACATCACGAATGTTTCGGGAGTTTCTTTTGATGAGGAAACGAGGGTGGAGCGCTATAGGGTGCTAGACTGGTTTAATGTAAGGTCGGGGATGAAACATGATCATAATTTGATCACGAGCGGTGAAGAATTTTGCAATAAGATATATTTTTACATTTCTAAAAGAATAGATGGCAATAAAGATAAGAAAGATTTAGTAGCTGAATCATTTATGAGTGAGCAGCAGCTAAACGATTTTGATTACTCTGATACCATAGCCAGGATAAAGACAGTATCTCTGATGAAGCAAGCCGGCATAAAAGGCACCGGCAACGGCGCAGGAAAAAATCTGCCAATTAAACTGGAGCTTTCAGAGAGAGAGGTCCGAGCAGTGAAATCTTCGAGATACGTTGACGAAGGTAATATAATCTTCGACAATAGGAGCGCTAAAGAATTGGTGGAGCAGAATGCCGTCTAATTTTCATTTGGCAGGGATAGTTCCAGTAGCTGGCCAGCCCTTAGACTTCAATATGCCATGGCAGGATAGCCTGATGCCCATAGCACAAGACTACTTGGCGGTAGAGCGCGCCGTGGTTGAATGCGCATATGCCGGCTGCGAAACGATATGGGTTGTCTGTAACGATGATATGCAGCCTCTAATAAGGCACAGGCTGGGTGATTATGTACAAGACCCGGTGTGGTCGTTTAGGACACATGATAGAAATATAGCCGATAATCAAAGGCCAATACCAATATTCTATGTTCCCATTCATCCAAATGATAGGAGAAAGAGAGATAGCTTGGGCTGGAGTGTGTTGTACGGTTCATATACCTCTTGGAAGATCTCGCGAGGCATGAGTAAGTGGCTAGCTCCGGATAGATTTTACGTTGCTTTTCCTTACGGAGTTTATAGAGTTCCTTTTCTCAGGGAAAATAGAAAAAAGCTATCCTCAGAGCAAAAGATTGTTCTTAGGCATAATAATAAAACTATTAAAGACGGCGCTTATCTTGGGTTTACCTATACCTTTGAAGAGAGCAAACAATTAAGTAAAGTGATTTGGAACAAGTCGAGATCTTATAGCACGCACGACGCTACCAACTTTTCTCTTTCAGAGGTATTTGAGGAGTTAAATACAGATGATTGTGAATTTATTGATATAGACGATTACTGGAAGATTGACAATTGGAAAGATTATTGCGATAATATAAAAGAGATCTCCGAGAACATAAGAAGGCCATCGGAGAGTATATTAAAATATCATGAATGGGGAGGAATAGGAAATGAACTATAGCGATAAAGAATTTACTTTGAAAGCTGTGATGTTAGGAATTATTATATTCTACGTATTTGCAGTAGGATTTATGTTTACTAATTGTCAGGGATTTTAATTATATTGTTGACTTTTCAAAATAGATGTTGTATTATATATATAGCTTTTGTAGGAGGAACATATGACAGAGCGAGTTAAGAGTAAGATCCCCTTTGTAGGACTGCACGCACACAGCGTCGCCGGATCTCCTTTCGACGGATTTGGCTATCCGCAAGAACACATGGACTTCGCATATGAAAATGGATGCGATGCGCTCGCTCTAACAGATCATGGTAACATGAATGGATTCTCTTACCAACTACTTCATTTGAAGAAGATGAAAGAAGAAGGAAAGCAATTTAAAGCTATCTTCGGCATCGAGGCATATTTCACAACTTCCGTAAAAGATTGGAAGGAGGCATATGAAAAGGCTAAGGCAGATAAAAAAGCAGCCAAAAGCTTGGAGAAGGACGACGGCAAGATGTCCGTTGAAAATGAAGGCGCCTCTAAGACAGCAGATACCGGTATCCTTAAACGCCGGCGACATCTCGTACTACTCGCTCAAAACCAGACGGGACTCAATAACATTTTCAAGATGGTTTCAGAGTCATACCAGGGTGACAACTATTACAGATATCCACGAGTTGATTATGAGCTACTGGAGAAGTATAGCGAGGGCGTTATTGCTAGCTCCGCTTGCCTTGGCGGTGTATACGCCGGTAACTATTGGGAGAATCGCGAACAAGGTGAAGAGGCTGTGCTCGATGCTATGCGAGAGACTACCAGAAGAATGATCTCTATTTTCGGAGAGAGATGGTTCGGAGAGCTACAGTGGAATAACGTACCAGAGCAACACACACTAAACAAGTACATTGTGCAGATGAAAGAAGAGTTCGGTATCAAACTGATCTCTACAGCAGACAGTCACTATCCCAGCGCCGACGCGTGGAAGTATAGAGAGTTATACAAGAGACTCGGATGGATTGGCAGATCCTCTTCTCGGCCCGATTATATGACAGATGAGCTACCAATCTCCGTTGATGAGATAGGCTATGAACTGTACCCTAAGAACGGCGACCAGATGTGGGAGAGTTATGAAAAGTACTCTGCAGAAGTTGGTATAGAGTATGACGAAACTCTGGTTATGGACTCTATCACAAACACTTATTGGATCGCCCACGAGCTTATAGATGACTTTATACCTGACACTACGGTACGACTTCCCGAGTTTGTTGTACCGCCAGATTCGACTGCAGACGAAGCATTGCGCAAGTTTTCTTTTGAAGGTATGAAGAACTTAGGCTTAGTTCACAGGAAGGATTACATTGCAAGATTAGAGACTGAGTTAGATGTTATTGCGGATAGAGGCTTCAGCAAGTACTTCTTGACAATGAAAGCGGTGGCAGACAAATCCAATGAAGTGATGCTCACAGGCCCGGGCCGCGGCTCTGCGGCCGGATCCCTTGTGGCTTACGTACTCAAGATTACGCAGGTAGATCCAATCAAGCATGGGCTACTATTCGAGAGATTCTTGCGCAAGGATGCTACAGATTATCCAGATATTGATTTTGATGTCGCAGAGCCGATGGAGATTAAAGAGTATCTCATGGACGAGTGGGGAGAGACCACCGTTGTACCGATCTCTAACTTCAACACTCTGCAGCTACGCTCTCTGATCAAGGATATCTCTAAATTTTATGAGGTGCCTTTTCCTGAAGTGAACTCCGTAACATCGAGGATGATCCACGAAGCTACTCCCGAAGCAAAGAAGAAGCACGGCATCAAGAGTGGCGTATATATCCCGACCTTCGAAGAGGTGATAGAGTACTCTGTAAGCCTACGAGAGTTCTTTGTTAAGTATCCAGATATCAAGACACACGTTGAAGCCCTCTATGGCCAAGTGCGAGCAGTTAGCAGGCATGCTGGAGGTGTAGTGATTGGCGAGGACCTAGACCGCCACATGCCTCTCATTCAAAGCGGAGGGGTGCTACAGACACCATGGTCTGAGGGCCAAAACGTTCGCCATCTTGAACCTCTTGGTTTCATTAAGTTTGATGTACTCGGCCTCTCTACACTTCGTATGATTGAGAGTGCAGTGGGGCACATTCTCAAGAGACACTACAACGTAGAAGAGCCCACTTACGAGCAGATTAGAAAGTTCTATGATAAGAAGCTTCACCCTGAAGTTTTAGATCTGGATGACAAAGAGGTATACAAGAATATCTTTCAAGCAGGAAAGTTTGCAGGAATATTTCAGTTTACTCAGAAGGGCGCGCAGAACTTCTGCAGACGCGCCCAGCCAGATAATATCATCGACCTGTCCGCTATCACTAGTATTTATCGCCCCGGCCCATTGGGTGCTAAAGTAGATAAATCTTATGTTAAAGCAAAGAATAATCCAGAAGATATACATTACCTGCATCCCATTGTGGAGTCGGTGACAAAGGAGACATACGGATTCTTGATTTTCCAGGAGCAGATCGCATTGCTAGCCCACAAGCTTGGCAAAGGCATCTCGCTGGACGAGGCGAATCTGCTCCGCAAGCTGCTTACAAAGAAGGGCACTGGAAAAGGTGCCCGAGATAAAAAGAAGATTGAAACGAAATTTACTCAAGGCTGCAAGGAGAAAGGAATTGATGAAACGTCGGCAAGACAACTATGGCAAAATTTCGAATATTTCTCTGGTTATGGATTTAATAAGTCACACGCTGTTTCTTATAGCATACTCAGTTTTCAGTGCGCATGGCTGCTTAACTATTATCCCGCAGAGTGGATGGCAGCTTTTCTAGACAAAGAGCCAGAGGGAAGAAAAGAGGAAGCAATCAGTATTGCCAAGCAAGCAGGCTTCGATATCAGAGCGTTAGACATTAATACCTCTGGAGTTCAGTGGGAGATTAGTGAGGACGGCACTACACTCATCCAGCCACTTACATCAATTAAGGGGCTGGGCGATGCAGCTACCGCTCAAATCCTGGCAAACCGGCCATTTAAAGATGCGGAGAGCTTTCTCTTTAGTGAGGATATTGTATACTCGAAGTTAAACAAGAAGGCCCTAGATGTCCTGTGCCGCTCCGGAGCAATGGATTGCTTAATAGATGACAGGTTTACTGGAGGCAAGCACTTCTGGTCGGCCCTTGCAATCGACAGGCCAAAGAACTTGAAGAAGTTCCACGAGAATATAGATATGTATGCCCCCGAGGGTGACTTCACCGATGAGGAGAAGATTGAATACTTTTCTTCACTAACGGGCATCTTTCCTATTGACATGGTGGTAGATAAAGAGGTACAATCTAAGTTAAATGATTATTGTGTCCCGCCCATTGGAGAATGGGACAATGATTTGGGAGTAGCATGGTTTATTCCGAGAGAAGTAATCAAGAAGAAAACAAAGAATGGAAAGTCATATTGGATCGTAAGAGTGATTGATACAACGTCAGCGATAACAAGCATCAAGTGCTGGGGTGTCAAAGAGAAAGACACCATCCACTTAAATCGCCCGTACATGGGTAAGCTTGACTATAATGATCAATGGGGCTTTTCAACCAGATCAATGTATTACAACTTTAGATTATTAGGATAATAAAATGACAAAAGAATTTATAATTGAAAGCAAAAAATATGGGAACCACACGGTTCTAATCGATGAAGAGGACTGGGACAAGGTTAAGAATCGTACTTGGAGACTGTACTATGATACGCGCATCGATCGCGTAACCTCAGTCCGGACAAATGTTATTCGCGAGCCAAGAGAGCGGCGCAACCCTAAATTTACTAGTCGCAGAGGATGGGAAAAAGCAGGATTTAAAGAAAGACAGGTGAAAATTCACAATCTTATCTTAGAACACGACCCGCGTGAAAGTAAGCTAGTCGCAGATCACATCAACGGTAATGTATTAGACAATAGGAAATGCAATTTACGAGTTTGTACCCGCGCCGAGAATAACAGAAACGTTAAAAAGAGAAAGAACAACACATCAGGATATGTTGGCGTCACAAAAGAAGGTAGAAAGTGGCTAGCCAGTGTGCGTCACAATTACAAAACATATCGCCTCGGCAGGTTTGAAGACAAAGTAGAAGCAGCCCGAGCACGAGATTTGAAAGCTATCGAGCTTCACAGAGAGTTTGCCAGCCTTAACTTCCCAAGAGAAGAATATAAATAATGGGAAGCTTAAAAAGAAAGATGGCTCGCAATAAAGCCAAACAAGCAAAGAAAGACTTAAAACAAAAAGTAGGCATGTTCGACAAGCTTGAAGATGAATGCTTAGTTTGCGAAAAGCCATTCGATAAGAAGTCGAAAGAGGATGTTACAAGTTGGTTTGTAACCGTTAGAGAAGAACAAGGTGTAGTTAATCTATACTGTCCCGAGTGCTGGGGTACAGCACAAAAAGTAATAGAAGAATTTAGCAATAGAGGTAACAATGATTCTTGAATTTATGAAAACTAGAGAAAGCGCTAAAAGCCCAACCAGATCAAATCCCAGTGATGCGGGTCTGGATGTATTCTTTTGTCCAGAAGACAGAGAATCTATAAAATTAAAAAGAGGAGAGAACAAGCTATTCCAGACCGGATTAAAGTTTGGTGTTCCGCATGGATATATGCTACAAGTAATGAACAGATCTGGTATGGCCGCTAAGAGATCGCTTGTTGTCGGCGCGCACTGTATTGATAGCGGATATGATGGAGAGGTGTTTATAGACCTACACAACATCGGTATTGGCGATGTAGACTTGCGACCTGGGGACAAGATTGCTCAAGTTGTATTAGTGCCTGTAGTACATTTTAGGACTATGGAAAAGGAAAACGGTTCCCTATACGACGATTCTATAAGTATGTCGAATCGAGGCTCCGGAGCACTAGGCTCTACAGACAAGCCTGAGCAGGTATCAACTGCCGACTTACACATGAGAGACCGTAATATTGGCAAACTCGTTGCAGAGGGTTGGCGCCCAAATGGCTTCTAAGTATGGCAAAAGTACTCTTTCCTTTATGTAAGCGACACTTGAAG